ATTTAACGGTTACAGCATTGGTTACAAAGTTACACAAACTAAGCCTTTCTCTTAATCCAAGAATGTCGTTAAGGGGGGCGGGGGGNTTTTTTNNAAAAAATAAAAATTCTGGGGGCTTATACAGTGTGTTTACAAAGAAGACGCCCGGNCATATACTCTTGTTACGCCAATTTACGGGAGAGCAAGAATGCCAAGAACAAAAGATAGATACATGGTTCCGGAGGAAGGCGCGCCGCTTACGCCCTCCGGCAAGCGGACCTACNGGAAAACGATATAGCCCAGAAGAACGCCCTCTGACACGCAANCAAGAATTGTTTGTNAAAGAGCTTGTTTCTAAGGATGGGCAAATAACCATGCGCGATGCTGCAATTAACGCCGGGTATCCGGCTAAGTCCGCCAGTGTGCGCGCATCCGAGCTTTGTAACCCGGCCCGCTTTCCTAACGTCGTCGCTGCAATCAAAGCGTATCGGTCGGAGTTGGATCGGAAATATGGAGTCGAGTACAAAAGGCACTTACGGGATCTGCAATTGATACGGGATGCCGCTTTGGATAGCGGAGCGTTTAGCGCGGCGGTACAAGCTGAGTATCGCCGGGGCCAAGCGCAAGGGGACATCTATGTAAATAAGTCCGAAATTCGCCACGGGACCATAGACGGTATGTCAAAAGAGGAAGTTTTGAAAGCAATACAAGAATTAAAGGGCAGTTATGAACCAATCACTATTGACGTCACCCCTGAAGAAAAACAAAAAACCGGCAATCGGGAAACGGCGCGAAGCCGCCTTTTGGGACCAACTGAAGAAACAAATGGCCCGGTCGAGGCCGAANTGGTTGACCGAGAGGGTTGAAAGCTGGGCAACGGCCGGGTTCCCGGATGTTTTTGTAGAGGACGGCCGGGGGATATATCATACCATAGAGTTGAAACATTGTATTACGTCCCGGGTGGACCTTAGCCCGCATCAAGTGTCATTCCATTCCCGGCATAATAATGGCCCGAGTTGGATTTTAGTGAAATATAGTCCCCACGGCGCCGGGCGGTCATATGCGTTGTTGTTATACCATGGCTCACAAGCTGTTGAATTGCGTATGGAAGGATTAACGGTTTCCCCGGTTTTAGAATTAGACAATCCGAATGATTGGGAACAAGTTTTTCAAACGATAGAGGCCGGCCATGTTCTTTCTCATTGATTGGATTATGGATTGGCTTAACAAACCAATTGACCTTGAAACGGAATTAAAAAAATACCGGGAAAAGCGCGAAAAAGATTGACGATCCCGGCCGGGGCATGTTACGTGAATTTACCTTAAACTTTTCATTTGGAGGAAAAGATGGAAATTCAGATTGAAACGGCATTACTTAAAGCGGCCATGCTGGCCACGTCAAAAGAGGAAACCCGGTACTACTTAAAGGGCGTTTTCTTTGAATTGCGCGGACTAGAATTGCGAATGGTCGCAACGGACGGCCATAGGTTATTTATTGCGTGTCAAAAATTGGTGCAACCCGTTGGGGACAACTGGTCGGCTATTTTACCATTTGACGGTTTAAAACGCGCGTTGACCGGTGTTCCTGCTAAACAGGAATTTGTCACATTATCGCCCGGGCGTTTGCAATCCACTGTAAACGACGTCGTAATGGAACCAATTGACGGAACATATCCGGACTATAAACGCGTTGTACCCGAAACAATTTCCGGTGAAACGGGGCAATTCAACCCAATTTATATTGGGGATTTTGGCAAAATTGCCAAGTTGGTTTCCGGGAACCGGGGCTTATCGTCTTTGCCATGTCATATTCAACACAATGGCAATGGCCCGGCAATTATTAGCTTTGGGCGGGATGATTGTTTCGGCGTTTTAATGCCAATGCGTCCAACTGAAGATCCGGGTTTAAATCGCGTTGCTGTAAATTTAGTAACTGGCCGTGATGTTCAACATGGGATCCCAGAAAAAGAATTGGCTTGAATGTTACGCTGATTTACTGTTAATTGAGGGCGGGGCAATCCCGCCCTTTTTTATTTGGAGGCAAACGGATGGTAAATTTTAAGGATAATTTTGCGGATGAATTATGCGCCGGGGTGAAAGACTATGCCGCCGGCGTTTTCAGTAGAATGCAATATCCGCCCGCAATATCAAAATATCCGTTTCAAGAAACGGCGTTCACCATTAAGGAAATTGAGCCGAAAATCATGGTATCCGGGACGGATGAATTCCGGCCGTTAGATGGTTTGGACGATGGAACATATACGTTTGCAACGTTTGACGTCCGTTGCAATCATCCGTACCATATGCACCCTTGGGACAATAATTCATTGCGCAAAGCTGGGGCAAAGCTGGCGGGCTTTATTCAAAATGTTTGGTCCGAATTGTACGGCTCGGGGCATTGCTCTTGCGAACATGATTGTTGCGGGCATTGGTTCGATAGATACATTGATTGCAATTGCGTCGGATTTTACAACGGGGAAACCCACCGCCGGGATGACACGTCGGACCGTTATTTTATGTTTGTTTTGGAACACTCAAAAGCGCGCAATTTTTAGCGCGCTTGCATATAACGTTAAATTACTGTTTAAATGGGGCGGGGCAATCCCGCCCTTTCTTATTTGGAGTGTTAAAAATGGAAGTTGCAATAGCAGTACCCGGCGAACATCATATCTGGAACCTGTACAAAACGGCGGACGCCGCCCGGGCGGAATTGCCCGGGATCCGGGAAAAGACCGGCCGCCCATATGAAATTATAACGGATCTTGAAAAGTTTTTTGACGTGGCCCAATCAACGTTTTTGACCGGCCCGGTAAAATGCAGTTTGGATAATTGGGATTATGCGCTGGGATGTTTGCCGCCGATGGGCTGGGGCACGCATGACGGCGTTGAACGGTTTGCAATTTCTGAATTCACTTATGACCGCGTTACGGAACAATACGGCCGTATCCGTTTATCATCCGGGGATTATATTTGCGCGCATAAGCCGGTAATCTATGGCGAACCCGCCAGCTATTTGACAGCGGATGAAATTTGGAGTGTTCAAAATGAAAAAGATTGATTTTATCCATACCCCGGCGGATTGGGACGAATTGCACGGCCGGATTAAAAGCTTGACCGGTCCCGGGGAAAGCGCGCTTGCGACGTTGCACGCCGGCATGGCGTGGAATATGGCCGCCGATATTATGGCCCGGGCGGATAGCCGGGAAGCGCGGCATGATACCGGGCGGCCGCCGGCCGAATTGAATGGCTATTCTGTGATTGCTTTTGCGCCATATCGCGGCGTTTCTGCCCTCAAGAATTTATATCCGGACTATTTGGTTATGGTGGATCTAACGGATAATGAGTTTACGCCATATTGCGTTGCGCATTGGAACCAGCACGCCGGGACCGCTTGGAACTGGGGCAATTATTGCCGGACCTATTCGGACGCGTTGCGCGCGTTTATGGCCCGCGCTGGGGATCTATCCGCCACCGCTTGACCATTACGCAAATTTACTATTTATTGGGGGCGGGGCAATCCCGCCCCTTCTTATTTGGAGTGCAAAAAATGAAAATGGAATATGACGTTTTTATTGAAACGGAAAACGGTTTAACCGGCTATTTGGTTTCGGCTAAAAATCGCCGGGATTTAACAGCCAAGCTAAAAAAAATGTTTCCGGGGGATCATGGCGCCGATGCCGTGGCAACGGATCCGGAAACCGGCGACCAGTTCGGTATTAATTGGTAGGGGGAAATATGATGTTTAAATGTTTTGTCCGTGATTGGTGGATTGACACCGGGAACCCAGATTGGCCCGGCGGATTGGAACCCGGGCCGGGTCGCAAGTTTTCCCGGCGCGCTTGGAAATTTGAAACGGAAACGGACGCCCGGGAATTTTGCCAGCAATACAATGCCGCGCATAATCCCGGCCGGTTGTCGCGTAAAATGGAATTCGGGGAAATTGGAAGGGACGCATGATGTTAATTGCTGGCTTCAGTTTGGTAGATCATGGCTTTGGTCTAACGGTCAAAGAATACGAGGCGGATTGGTCGTTCTTTTTGCAGGGGGATGATGCCCAGCAATTCCGGGATGATTGGGCGGCATGGCAAGAACACCGCCCCGGGGATCCGTTCAAACATTTTTTGCAGGATTGTGAATATTATCCGCTGATGCAATAAGCGCGCCTCTAAGCGCAATTTGGCCCGCCCGGCATGGTTTGCCCGGCGGGTTTTCTTTTGCCTGCTCTATGGCCCGGAAAACCGACGTAATACACGCCCGCCCCGGGCGGTCGCCCATGGCCCAAACGTACCGGCGCGCGATCCGTGGCCCGCCTACTGCGCAACATCGCCCCAGCTGGGCGCCCAGCGCGCCGGGATCCGTGGCCCGGGATCCGCCGGCAATGGCCCGCCGGCCGCGCATCTGGGCCCGGGTTTCGCGTCCCGGCGGCCGTGATCTGCTGGTTTTCATAGGGGCCCCGGGGCCAATTGAGGCAGATCCGCCGGCCGGGATCCGTTGATTTTGCTGGATTTTTCGCGTGCCACGGCGCTCTGACCAGCGGGCATAAAAACCATGTCCGTCGCAAATATTCCGTAGAAAAAAAGATACGGTAGAATTTCCCTTATCTTTGGTCCGCGATAATTGTTTCATGTGAAACATTTTGAGTTTTGTTGTAAAAAATTCGGTCACAAAATTTTTATAATTTTTTTTTGCAATGGCTCTCGTATTATCTTATATATTCGTATAGTATTTACCAATCACAGGGGCCCCAAACCATGATTGACCCAGACCATAGCAACGATAGGTTGTTGAAGCTTCAATATCGTCTCGCTCAGATAGAGCGCACAGAGAAAGCGCACCAAGATTTTTTAACTTTTGTAAACTTGATGTGGCCAGAATTTATTGCTGGGAACCATCACAAGATTATTGCGGACAAGCTTCAGCGGATTGCGGACGGTAGTTTAAAGCGGTTAATTGTTAATATGCCGCCGCGTCATACGAAGTCGGAGTTTGCGTCATTTTTGTTTCCGGCTTGGATGATTGGCAAGAACCCTGCGATGAAGATTATTCAGGCTACGCACACGACGGAGTTGGCGGTGGGTTTTGGACGGAAGGTAAAGAATCTTTTAGAGCGGGAGGATTATCAGGAGCTTTTTGACACGCGGTTGGCGTCGGATTCCAAGGCATCGGGTCGGTGGGACACGGAGCGTGGTGGGATGTATTATGCTGTGGGGGTTGGGTCGAATTTAGCGGGCCGCGGCGGTGATTTAATTATTATTGACGATCCACATTCTGAACAGACTTTAATGTCGAGCAATGGTTTTGATGATGCTTGGGATTGGTACACGGGTGGTCCTCGGCAGCGTTTACAACCGGGTGGTGCGATAGTTTGTGTTATGACGCGTTGGCACGAGAAGGATTTGACGGGTCAATTGATTAGGTCGCAGGCTCGGGACGACAAGGCGGATCAATGGGAGATTGTGGAGTTGCCGGCTATTATGCCGAGTGGCAAGTCTTGTTGGCCGGAGTATTGGTCTTTTGACGATTTAGAGCGGGTGAAGGCGTCTATTCCTCCTGCTAAATGGAACGCGCAATACCAGCAGGATCCGACGGGGGATGATAACAGTATTTTACGTCGGGATTGGTGGAAGATATGGGAGCAGGACGGGGTTCCTTCTTTGCAGTATGTTATTCAGTCTTATGACACGGCGTTTAGTAAGAAGGAGACTGCGGATTACAGCGCGATAACGACGTGGGGTGTTTTTTACATTGACGAGGGCGGTCCTCCGGCATTGTTGTTATTGGATGCACAAAAGGGTCGTTGGGATTTTCCGGAGTTAAAGCGTGTTGCGTATGAGCAGTTTGAGTTTTGGGATCCGGAGACGGTGATTATTGAGGCGAAGGCGACGGGTATGCCTTTGACGCATGAGTTACGGAACATGGGGATACCTGTTGTAAATTTCACGCCTAGTCGTGGGAATGACAAGGTTACTCGGGCGCATAGTATTGCGCCATTATTTGAGGCGGGTATGATTTGGGCTCCGGATCATCAGTGGGCTCACGAGGTTATTGAGGAGTGCGCGGCCTTTCCTAACGGGGAGTTTGATGACTTTGTTGATAGCACGACGCAGGCGTTGATGCGTTATCGGCAGGGTAATTTTGTACAATTACCAACGGATGATTGGGGGGGAGAGGATGCCTATTTGGAGCCACGCAGCTACTATGGATAGGGGGTTTATGGATTGTTTGACTTTGTGGACGACAACGCCTCCGTATGCGCAGCAAAGTTCGGAGACGATACATTGGCGGTTAATCCCGGCCTTTATGAACAACCAGTACAAGATTTGGTACGACGATTTAGGTCGGGTACGCGGGTTTATTACGTGGGGATGGATGACGGCGTATGAGTATGAGACGCGGCGCTGGCATGGTTGGGAGGTTTTTTCGCGTCGGGGCGGAGAGAGGCTAGTTATAATAGATATGATTGCGCCGGGGGGTCGTTCTGATGTATATTCGATTTCAAGAGATGTTCGGAAGTTTTGCAAGAGGATGTTTCCGGACGAGAAACGGGTATGGTCGCACCGCGGACCGCGGAATGGATGGTATCCAAACAAAGGTGGTTGAGTCATGTATAATCCGCTAATGTCTTTTTTAAAGCCGCAACGTTTTTTTGGCGGTGGCGGCGGTGGCGGCGGCGGTAGTGACGATAGCGGCAGTAGCAGCAGCACCGGTTATACGTCCATTTCGGACATGTTTGATGGTGGTGGCGCGGGCGGTTCTGGCGACTCGTTTTTTTCGGGCAGTCACGACGATTATGTGTCGAGCGGCGGCACGGGGGGTGTATCGCACAGTTCGTCAAACAACGATAACGACGATAACGATAATTCGACTTCTACCTCTACCTCTACCTCTACCTCTGCGGACACGAGCGGCAACTCCGGGTACACGAGCCTTACAGATATGTTTGACGGCGGCGGTGCGGGGGGCAGTGGCTCTGAGTTTTTTACGGGATCGCATGAAGACTACGAGCAAACCGAGGCGGGTATTGCGGATGCTGCGTCGGACGCTGCGGGGACTACGAATTATGAGGGTGGGACGTACACTGGTGTGACGGACATGATTGACGGCGGCGGCCCGGGTCAAAGTGGGAATACTTTTGAGGGACCTCTTTCTGATATATCCACGGGGATTGGTGCGACTCCTTTGGGCAGTGGCATAGAGCCTACAGGCGTAGCGGATTTTGTTGCTTCTGGGGGAATCACGGGATTGGTATTAAATACGATAATGGACGGCGTAGATGCTCTTGGCGGGGCATCCTCTTCCGGAGAGGGCAGTGGCAGCACGGGTTATACGGGCTTTACGGATATGATTGACGGCGGTGGTCCGGGTCAAAGTGGGGATGAATTTGGCGGCGCGTTAGGTGGGGTTTCGAATGCGCTAGGTTTATCTCCGTTGGGTAGCGGCGACGATTCGAGCGACGATTCGAGCGAAGGCAATTCTGGTTACACGAGCATTAGGGATTTTATTGACGGCGGTGGTCCGGGTTTTCATGGGGACACCTTTGGCGGTGCGTTAGGCGGGGTTTCNAATGCGNTAGGTTTATCTCCGTTGGGTGGCGGCAACAATCAGGGTGGCGGTGCGGAAGAAGGCAATTCTGGTTATACGAGCATTACGGATATGCTTGATGGTGGTGGCCCGGGTCAAAGTGGGGACACCTTTGGCGGGTTGCTTGGCGGGATTACGAATGCGTTGCCCTATGTTGAACCTTTGGGTAGCGCCGACGAGCCGGGTTTTTTATCGTCTATTACTGGTTACGGCTATTATGACGAGAATGGTGTTTATGTTCCGGCGACGGTGGACTTGATTGACGGCGGCGGTGCGGGGGAAAGTGGGGACCAGTTTGAGGGTTTGATTGGCGATCTTTCTAATGCGGTTGGGGCCACGCCCTATGAATCCAACTTAGACCCGACGGGTGTTGCTGGCGTGGTAAACGACGTAGTTACGGGCACTGGGAATGCAGTAGAAGGCATTGTTGGTTCCGCGGTAGATGCTGTTTCAGATATTTTCACGGATAATACGACTAATACGACTAATACGACTAACAACTATACGACGGACGACAGTACGACGGATAACAGTGTTTTAAACACGACTAACAACAACTACAGCACGTACAACACGGTTCCTAATACAATACAACTTTTGGACCCTGTGCGTCCTGCGGATTACATTGAAACATCAAATATTGGCGATTACACGACTTTGAGTGTTGGTCAGCCGGGCGGCGGCGCGACTAATTTTAACTTGGACGGTGTTGGTCAGCCGGGCGGAATTGTTAATTCACCGGCAGGGACCATGAGTTATTTACCTTCTGAGGGTTTAATGGCGTTGCAAAACCTGTACGCAAATGCGGCGTCGCAACAGGCGCCGGTACAACAGGCGACGTTTGGTTTTCCGGGGCAACAGAATTTGTTCCCTAGTTTAGTTTTGCCGCAGCTTAATTCGCAGCAACAAAATGCTGTTGTAGATCCTTATGGGTTATTTCAATTCAATCAGAGGCTTGTTTGATGGCTAATGGAGAAGTTATGTCTGGAATTGGCAGTTTAAACGAAACAGCGCGGGGCATGACTCGCGGCCCGCGGGGCATTGGCAGTTACGTGCAGTACATGGCTAATGGTGGGGAGATAGACAAGAATTTTCTTCGCAAGTTGGTTAAGGGCGTTGTGATGGCGGAGAGTTCGGGGGATTTACGGGCGGAGAACAAGCGCAGTGGTGCGTTAGGTTTGATGCAGATACGTCCTTCCACGGCCCGCGATCCGGGGTACAGTGTTGAGAACGTTTTTACTATTGCGAAAAAGATGGGTTATGAAACGGACGGTGACGAGAGTGACGGCATGGTGCGGCAATTGTTGTTCATTCCGGAGATTAACGTTGAGTTAGGCACGCAATATTTGCAAGCGATGTTAAAGAAATTCCCTCGGACGGAGGATGCTTTACGCGCGTACAATGCGGGTCCGGGCAAGTTTGCAGAATTCAAGGCGTCGGGCAAGCCTATCTCGGCCCTTAGTGACGAAAACAGAAATTATCCGTTAAAGGTGGTAGCGGGAATTCAGGGGTTAAATCCAAATGAGCCGCGTGAAATGGCGGCATTTAATCAATCTCCTGAGACATTATCATCTATAGAGTCGGTTTTGTCTCCGCCCACCAGTGATTTAATGATGTTTGAGGGCCCGTCGTCTGCGCGCGTTAATCCAATATATGATGCTTTGGGTACACGGCCCGTGGCCCGTCCTACCCCGGCGGGTGCGGCGGAGGTACAAATAGACCAGATAACGGGACAGCCGGTTGTTGTTCCTCCGTCAGAGAGTTTGTACGAGAAATATTCGCCTGAAAACATGGCGCAGGAAGCGATTTCGGGCATTGGGGGCTTGAGTGGGACGGCCCGAGATATGTTCCGCTAGTAAAACAGAGGCTTACGTGTTAATTTAAGCGCAATCGTGGAGATAACAAATGGCATTACCCCCTAGAAACCCTGTTGCGTCGTTTGTGGAGCGTGAGAACGCAGACCCGGCGATTGAAGAGGCGATTACGGACATTGAGATAGAGATGCCGGGTGCGTTGGTTTCTTCTTCGCAACCTTATGCGGACGGGATTGACATTATTGAAGCGGAAGACGGCGGTGTAGTGGTTGATTTTGACCCGGAAGCGTCAAAAGTTGTTGGCAGTGATGATTTTTTTGCCAATTTGGCAGAGGAAATGTCGGATACGGACCTTGGCGGAATATCATCGGATCTTTTATCGCAGTATGAGGCGGCCCGAGAGAGTCGCGGTGATTGGGAAGACGAGTACAACAAGGGTTTGGAGCTTTTAGGCTTTAAGTACGAAGAGCGCACGCAACCTTTCCGCGGGGCGACGGGTGTAACACACCCTTTGCTTGCAGAGGCGGCCACACAATTTCAAGCGCAAGCGTTTAATGAGCTTTTGCCAGCGGAAGGCCCGGTAAGAACGCAGATTATGGGCGAGTTAACGCAAGAAAAAGAGGCCCAATCTACGCGTGTTAAGGAATTTATGAATTACTACCTGACGAATGTTATGGAGGAGTACACTCCTGACACGGATCAGATGTTGTTTTATCTTCCGTTGGCGGGATCGACGTTTAAGAAGGTGTATTTTGACGGCGCATTAGATCGTGTGGTTAGTAAATTTGTTCCTGCGGAGCATTTAGTGGTGCCCTATGATGCGGCGGACATGGAAACGACGCCTTTTGCGGCTCAAGTTGTTCGAATGCAATGGAATAACTTGCGTAAGATGCAATTAAACGGTTTTTACCGGGATATTCCGGTTCATACGTCACAGGCGCCGACGACGGACACTGCGGATACGATGGACGACATAGACGGGATGCGTCCGTCGAACATTGATTATGACGTTACTCTTTTAGAATTTCATGTAGATTTGGAGCTTCCGGGTTTTGAAGACATGGACGAGGAGGGGGAGCCTACGGGAATTATGGTTCCGTATATTGTTACGGTAGCGGAAGAAGTGGGTCAAATATTATCTATTCGCCGGAATTTTTCGGAGGATGACGAAAACCGGAGCAAAATACAATATTTTGTGCATTACAAGTTTCTTCCGGGTTTTGGGTTTTATGGTTTGGGCCTTATTCACACGATTGGCGGGTTATCTCGCACGGCTACGGCGGCATTGCGGCAGCTTATTGACGCGGGCACGTTGTCCAACCTTCCTGCCGGGTTTAAAGCCCGTGGACTACGGATAAGAGAAGATGCGGAGCCATTACAGCCGGGCGAGTTTAGGGACGTAGATAGCCCCGGTGGGGCGATACGGGACAGTCTTATGCCCCTTCCGTTTAAAGGCCCGGACGCTACATTATTTCAATTGCTGGGTTTTGTGGTGCAGGCTGGGCAGCGTTTTGCGACCATTACAGACATGAAGGTTGGGGACGGCAATCAACAGGCGGCGGTTGGTACAACGGTAGCTATGTTGGAGCAAGGTGCGCGGGTAATGAGCGCCGTTCATAAACGGTTGCATTACGCTATGAAGAACGAGTTTAAGCTTTTGGCACGCGTAATGTCCGAAAGTTTGCCGCAACGGTATCCGTTTTCGGTTGCTGGCGGCGATCAAGAGGTTATGGCCAAGGATTTTGATGACCGGGTAGATATTTTACCTGTTTCGGATCCAAACATTTTTAGTCAAGCGCAACGTATTGCTTTAGCACAGACGCAAATGCAATTAGCTATGCAGGCTCCGGAATTGCATGACATGTACGAGGCGTATCGGCGCATGTATCAGGCGTTGGGTGTCCGGGACGTAGACAAGATACTTAAACCGAAGCCTGCACAAGAAGCGCAACCCAAAGATCCGGCGACCGAAAACATTGATGCGTTGGATCAAGTGGAATTGCGGGCTTTCCCGGGGCAAGATCACGACGCGCACGTTATGGCGCATTTAGTTTTTGGTTCTTCCCCAATGGTTGCACAACAGCCCGCGGTGGCGGTATCTTTACAGAAGCACATTATGGAACACGCAAAGATAAAGGCTCAAGAGACGGTTCAAGCGCAATATGCACAGCAACTAAACGCTCAGAATATTACGCCGGAGATACAGCAACAGCTTGAAAAACTAATAGCGCAACAAGTTGCTACTGAAATGCAAAATATAAAACAGCTTTCTGCGCAAATTGCCGGAGAAGGGCAACAAGAGCCGGATCCGTTGGTTGCGCTTAAAGAAAAAGAAATGGAGATTAAAGGGCAGCAAGTTCAAGCGAACATTGCTAACGATCAGGCCGAATTACAGCTTGACCAACAAAAAGCGGAAAACCGGTCGCAAGAATTCCAACAACGGATGTCGCAACAAGAGCGTATGGCTAACCAAAAATTGCAAGCAAGCGCGGAACGTGAGATACTACGCTTGCAAGCAACTCAACAGCAACGGAGATAATTATGAAAGTAAAAGTAAACGGTGCGCCGCCCGCAAAGGCTCCGGCCCCCGTACATAAAGCGGAAATTAAAGATCAAGGCAGCATTCCTTATGCTAAGATGGTAGACGAAAAAACGCCCAATACGGCCAAGGGTATAAAAACCATGGGAACGTCTCGCGGCATGGGTGCAATGTTACGCGGCGGAAATTTTTCTTCGTGTTAAAATGCCATTACGCAGAGGTTCTAATCCGGCTACGGTAAGCAGCAACATCCGAAAGTTAAAATCGGAGGGTCGCCCGCAAAAGCAGGCGGTGGCGATAGCGTTAAACAAAGCGAGAAAACCGAAAAAGATGGCAAAAGGTGGTATGGTAAAGGGTTTTAGTCCCATAGCTCGTCCCCAAAGATTTAAAGGTGTTTTCTAATGGAAATAGATGCGCTTTGGAATTCGGGGTTAACGGCAATTTTAGGGTTTGTAATTTGGTGGGCCAAAACGCAGCATGATGAATTAAAACGTGTACAAATACTTCTTAACCGGACTAGGGAGGAACTTGCCAAGGAATATTCCACAAAAGTCGAGAGCAACACGTCCATCGACCGAGTTATTGCTAGGTTGGATGCCCTCGACGCTAAAATGGACAGAATGTTAGAACGGTAAGTAGCGGGCAGAGGCAGTCCCTTCTCTATTTATTTAAAGGGGTTTTACTGGCATGATCGACCCTGTTACAGCATTTGCAACAGCTAACGCGGCATTTAAAGGCGTGAAAATGTTGGTCGGCGCGGGCCGTGAAATGCACGACATTAGCCAACAATTAGGTCAATGGTATGGCGCAGTCGCAGACATTACTCGCGCCGAGTCTCAACGCAAAAACCCTACTTGGTTAGATAAGCGAACCCATGGCGTTGAAAACATAGAAAAAGAAGCTTTGGATATTATTATCCGTAAAAAAACCTTACTTGAAAAAGAGAAAGAAATTAAGTTTATGTTGGATTATAGGTTTGGTTTGGGCACTTACGACGAAATGTTGGGGATGCGTAGGCAAATTCGTAAAGAAAGAGAAGAAACGGTGTACCGTGCAATGGAAGCAAAGCGTCAAATACAGAATAACATGGCTATAGGTGGGTTAAGTTTAAGTATCTTGTGCCTGCTAGGTGGCGGCATATATTTAATAATGTTGGCTACACAGTGATAAATGCGTTAATACTAACTGTAACACTTGCGGGGGTAGCCAATCCCACTCACGTTAAGTGTCACTTGTGGAAAAGGTTTACGGATGTAAATGACCAAAAAGTATGCGTATATCGCTTTACTGCGGGTTACGGCGGGTTAGGATACCATTATCCTACCCTTAGCTTTTCGGAGTGTCCGAAGGTGTTTGATTGCCGTTATGAAAAGAAGGACAAACGGCCTAGTTTGTCTGAAATATTAGATGGTCTTAAAGGAGGGTTCTAATG